AACTTATGCTCTCTCAGAAAACCTTGACTCCAAAATCGTAGAGGAATTTACCACATGAATGGAAAACTTGACCCAGAAGAACATGTTATGGAACCTCCCACAATTGTTGAACAGGTTTCTATTATTGCCCAAAAATATGGGTGGGAAGAAGGTGACAAAATTTTAGTTGAAATGGCAGGTACTCAAGTATCTGGCATTGATGTTGGTGAAGTGTATAACAAGAAGTGGCAGTCACCTATTGGCACTCGAAAGTACAACAAAGATGCTTTTATCATCATCAGTAATCAATCCCGTAGAGATTTGACTAGATCTTTACCTATGGATAGAGAACATAAACCACAACATCCATACCAACCAAAGAAAGAGGTAAAGAAAGATGCAACCTGACATGGTAATGGACTATCCCAAACTACTTGAGAAGGGATATGTTTGGCGTGTTCATGTAGAACTACCGATGCAAGATACTCCAGATGATGATATCTATGAATATACTGTGACAGTTGATGTAGTGTCACCTACTCAAGCACTTGCACAGTATATTGCTAGTACAATATATCCAGATTCCACCTTTATTTGCGTTCCTGATGAACCCCTCACTGCCTGATGGATTCCCCCACACAGCACCAGAAAACTACTACTACGAGTGTCAAGATTTCAAACATAATGTGGTTTCTATATGGCTTTGTAACACTCAGAGTTATGCTTATACTACTGATAGTCCTATTCGTACCATCTGGGGATTTGTCAAGTACAAGAGAACGAAGAGAAGCAATACGCACACTTACTATGCCCCCATCAACTCAAATAAGGTAGGCAAAGAAGTATCTATTAGTGATACTCGCCCATATACTGCAATGCAACTTAACCTAAATCCCTTGGAAGCAGCATTTTTCTCATGAAGTATATTCCTCAAGTTGATGATTATGTTCGATGGAAATCTGATCATGTAAATGTTGAGGGGTGGATATATTTTTTTGATGAGATGTATATTACGATTGAAACTGGTATTAAACCAAAACCTAATTGTGAATATACAAAGATTGAAAGGCACAAATATATCCACACACTCTTATTATGTTTCCCAAAACAATGGAAAGAGTTAGAATACGTTCATACAAGGAAGAATAAGTATGGTGAAACTTTGGCAGATATGGAAGTATTCGTTAGGGAGTTTTAGTGATGACAAAACAAAACCTTATGACAATTATGTTGCTATCATTCGCAGCATCATTATTGTCAGTCTGCTCACTACTAATATGGTTATTGTTTCTGGAGTAATTAGACATTGGCATGATGTACCGAGTGAACTATCTAAAACCGAAGAAAAAGGGATTCGCAAAACATTCTGCAACCTTCCTAAAAATTGAAGACGCAGTATTTTGGGAGGGACACGTAAAGAAAAACTTAAAAGCAGTGGACACCCAGATAACTGTCCACTAATTCCCCACAGGACACCAATCCCGTGTATATTAACAAAGTCAAACAAATGAAACACATGGACGATTTTTGGAGTGAAATTCAGGACATGCCTGGTGAAATCTTCGATATCACAGAACTCGAAGAAAATGAATCAAAGATGAACATCCAACTTGACGAATTCTCCAACACCGATTATACTGTTTGAATATGAATTACCCAACTGAAACTGTCAACGTGCTTCCACATCTTAATGATCTTCGTGATACGTGGAGATTGCAAAATTTCACCTTCACTAAGGATCAACAGACTCAATATGATATGTTGATGCAAGCACGCCGAGAACGTGTTGCATGGTTTTATGAAGTTGATCGCGTCCACAAAGGTCCGAAAGTAGTCAAGAAAGTGGAAGAGGTTAAAGAAGACGAAGACGATTGAAGAAGTGGCACAGAGGCGCTCTCAAGAGGGTCTCTGTGCGTTATAGTATTGGTATCAACGGAACACGAATGACCCTGACCCTCCGCCCTCATCAGAAGCGCATTCTCAACAGTATGCTTGCCTATGACAAAGGTCAAGTTATTGTGCCTACAGGTGGTGGCAAAACTATCTGTATGATTCAAGATGTTGTGGAGAATTGTAAGTATATTGACAACGGAATGACGACTGTTGTTGTTGCTCCACGTATTCTGTTGGCAGAACAACTGTGTAGTGAATTCCTTGAGTTGATTGATACAACTCACACGCATGTGATGCACGTTCACAGTGGTGAAACCGACCACTATTCTACAACAAACGCAGACAACATTCACGTATTTGCTAATACTGCTCGCGCAGCAGGTGAGAACGTTATCATCTTCACCTCTTATCATTCTCTCCATCGTGTCATGGAAGCAGATATTCAGGTGGACAACATCTATTTTGATGAAGCACATAACAGTGTGCAGAAGAACTTCTTTCCTGCGACTGAGTATTTTGCTAATGAAGCAAATCGTTGCTATTTCTTCACTGCAACACCAAAACATTCTCTTGCTGCCACTAAACCAGGCATGAATTGGTCTGTTTATGGTCAGGTTCTGTGCAATGTTCCTGCTCCTGAGTTGGTTGAGCAGGGATACATTCTCCCTCCTAAAGTTGTAGTCAAGCAATTGCCTATGATCAAAGGTCGCAAGGTGATGTTTGCTGATGATTGTGACAATCTGATCGAGACTATCGATGACAACAGCATCGACAAGACTTTGATCTGTGCTCGCACAACAAAGCAAATCATCAATCTTCTCACTCATTCAGATTTCTGCCTACAACTTGCTGAACGTGGATATTCTTGGATGACGATTACATCGAAGACCGGTGCAATCATCGATGGCAAGAAAGTCAATCGTGACGTATTCTTTGACACTCTGAATACTTGGGGCAAGGACAAGACCAAGAAATTTGTTGTTCTTCATCACTCTATTCTGTCTGAGGGTATCAACGTCAGTGGACTTGAAGCAGTTATCTTCATGCGTAACATGGACTACATTGGTATCAGTCAGTCTATCGGTCGTGTGATCCGTCTGGGTAGCACTGAGAAGACGTTTGGTTTAGTCTGCATCCCCACTTATGACAGAGTTGGTATCAGCACTGCCAAGAAAGTTCAAGCAGTTGTTGATGTTGTGTTCAATCAAGGTCAACCCGCTATCAGTGAGATTCGTCGATGAGTAAGTTTCTAGGATTGGCAACTGTAATCAAATCTGTTCAGTCAGAGTATAAACAACTGGTTGCTCAAGGTAACACTAAAGCGACCAAACAAATTGAAACAATGTGCGGTGCTGGTATCTGGTATCTACCAACAGCACAGAAAGATAAATTATTGTGGACAGGATGGCAATCAGAAGAATCAATTAGACTTAATGAATGTAGTGAAGAACATATTAATCCTCGTAAACTTCAAGCGACAGAATTATTAATGCTTAATTGGTCTGAGATTGATGATGCTGAACAATACATAAAAGACCTTTATTATAATAAACTTGGGAGGTTTCATAAAGTATCGAAAGCAGAAAATAAAAAACTTGTTCCCTATCAAAAAGCAGGAGTTTTTACAACTTGGGAAGATGCTTATACTAAAGTTGGAATTAATTTAATATATTCAAGAGTGTGACAGTTGATTGAAGTGTCCACTACCCATTGACTTGGGTGGTGGATTCGTGTATTATTACAAAGTAATCAATCAAACGCATGAACGAGTACCTGATCAGAACACTGCTTCCATTGATTGTCACCATTCAACCCAAGATGTGTGAGAGTGATCTTGTCGATGCACTTGGGTTAGTATTAAATTCTAGTCAAAGCATTTTGATTACTACCGGTAGTCGTATTGAACAATTCTGGAACATTGTTATTAGTGACAGTAAGAGTGATAATCTGATTGAAAAGGTTAACTTAGTTGCCGTTAACGGAAAAGATCGTCAGATTGATCATCACTTTAAGTGCTATCTGGATGGTCTCTTTTACTATTTGGAGAGTAAGTGCAACACAAACTTAGATAGTGAGAAAGTAAAGGCATCGAATAAGAAGGTTGGTGAGGTTAAAGATGCTCTCAATGCTGATGTTGGTGCATACTTCAAACCTGTTGTGAGTGTGCCATCAGCAGCAGATATTACCAAGTTTAATAATAAGGGAGTTGATATCTACGGTGTTAAGTGGATGCTTTCCAAGATTGATGCACAGTTTACTGAAGAAGAATACTTTGAATTTCTCCGTGAAGTTGTTGCTCCAATCCTAGTAGAAAAGGGTCTGTGATATAATTAACTTACAAACATTTGACTGAGTACCTATGAAACCTGTCATCAAGTATCAAGGTGGTAAGAGTAAAGAACTGCCACTGATCAAACAAATGCTACCACCCAAGTTTGACCGAGTTGTTGAACCTTTCTGTGGTGGTGCTGCGGTATCATTTGGATTGCAAACTCCTGCTATTCTAAATGACATCAACCCGATGGTAATCAATCTCTACAAAGTATTGCAGAGCACTGATTATGTGCATGTATTGAAGCACATTAACATCATCAAGACTTATGAGCATGATGCACTGCAAGAGGCATTCTATGCTGCAAGAAATGTAATCAATAACCCTCAAGATTTTACTCCGTTAATACAAGCAGTCTCGTATATTATTGTCAGACAGTTGTGTTTCTCTGGTATGGAGAGATATAAGTCAAAGGGAGAATTTAACGTACCGTTTGGACATTACAAAAAAATGTCCTGCAATCTAACACCAGACCATCATACATTACTCAGTAAGTGTGACATCAGACAGGGATCATTTGTTGATCTATTTGATGATGTGACTGCTGATGATTTTGTGTTCATTGATCCTCCATACTTGGAGAGGTTAGGATATACTCAGGGTGATGGTGGTGATACATTACATGAGCAACTTGTGCGGTGTTTGAAGTCAACTAATGCAAAGTGGATGATCATACATAGTGACCATGAATTTTATCGTGAATCATATCGTGATTACAATATTACAGATAAAGACTTTGCTTATGCACAAAGATTTGGCAAAGGTAAGGATCACTCAGGTGCAAAAGTAAAGCATCTTTATATCACAAACTACTGATGGTGGACAGTTGAACAACCTCCACACACCCGCTTGATTTGTCCCTTGTTTCGTGCCATACTATCAGTATGAAAAACACACACCTCCAGCACCCTGAAGATTCCATTCTGACGGGTGATCTTTCTGTTCTTGATTGGTTCCTTTCTAATGGTAAAGTATCTGCGAAGATCGATGGCGCTCCCGCGATTGTATGGGGTACGAATCCGCAGACAGGTAAATTCTTTGTTGGTACAAAATCGGTCTTTAACAAGAAACTTATCAAGATTAACGAAAGTCATAGTGACATCGATCGGAATCATTCTGGCAATGTATGTGATATATTACACCATTGCTTTGATTGTCTTCCTAGTTTCGACGGGATTGTTCAAGGTGATTTTATTGGGTTTGGTGGTGATGATACTTTTTGCCCCAATACGATTACTTATGTCTTTGATGAAGTAATTGATCAGAACATTGTTATCGCCCCACACACATTCTATGCGACTACAGGTGAACTTAAGGATGCGTTTGTTGTAAGTGATGGTGATGTTTTTCCAACGTTTGATGATACTGAGTCGTGTAAGTTTGTTCAACCTAAGTGTTGGCAAGTTGATGAAGATTTCGATGAGATTGTTGGTTTCGCACGTCAGATGGCACAGATGGTAACATTTGCAGACAAGAAAGAGGCAGCAGAACTTCAAGTATCACTGAACAAGTGTATTCGTGAAGGTCGTGAAGTTGTACCAGAAACATTCAACAACTCCCGTCTGATTAGTTACTGGTTCTTGATCAAATCTATCAAAGATGACATGTTATTCATGATGCGTAATAACGGACCTCGTGCATACATTGGTGATCGTCAATGTCGTGGCGAAGGTTATGTCAAGACCAATGAGTTTGGTATGTTCAAACTCGTCAATCGTGAGCAGTTCTCACATGCAAACTTCAACAATGGGAGATTCGCAAATGTCTAATTACACTAAAGAACAATTGATTGATGCACTCGTTCATGAGTGGGATTACCTTTGCCACGATGACTATGACCCAGAAGATCCAACACCAGAAGAATATCGAAAGGACATGGAATCACTCACCATTGAAGAATTAATCGAAGAAACATCAACTGGAGAAGGTTACACTCTTGACGAGTTTATGGAGAACCACGGGTGACAGTTGGTAAGGTGTCCACCATTCCCCCACAGGGCACCAAAATCGTGTATATTAAAAGGGTCAAAGGAATTCAACCGATGCGAACCACCACCAAAGCACAAGCACTGGAGCAGTTTCGTTACAATTGGAATGTAAGTGGATCAACAGATAAGGTCGCAAAGCGTGAGGCATGGGGTATCTTCACTGACGAATTGTGTCGTGAGGGTTATATCACCATGAAGAAGTACGAATCCTGGAGCAACCCTTTCTGATCCAAACTCCACAAGTTTTTTTATTATCACCATGACAACAATCACTCAATCCAAAACAGAATATCTCACCGAATGTTTTCTTGAGGTTGTCAGCAATCGATGGAAAGTTAATGCAATTGAATCTGGACATAGTTCATACTCTAAGTTAGAATATAGTATAGGTAAAAAATATATCAAACTGAATCAATTCAGGATTCATGCTGATAACAGTTTTTCAAATAATGGTGTGTTTATGTTCATCGACAAAGAGACTGGTGCATGTTACAAACCAGCATCATATAAAGCACCTGCGAAAGGCATTCGGTTCTATATTGATTTCTTGACTGATCACCCTGAGATCGTAGATCCTTACGGTTCGTTCCTTTATGTACGATGAAGATTGACACCGCTGGTAGAATCATAGGATCATTTCTTGTGGTCACTGCATATTTCATCATCCTACATGTAAATCTATCATTAGGAGTGTTTATGCAGTTCGTTGGTGATGCCATCTCAGTACCATTCTTCATCAGAACAAAATCATGGGACGTGGTAATCATGCTCACGTTCTTGTTAATCATCTCATCCACTAAATTGTTTTCACCACTATGAAATGGGAAGTAAAGTTGTACGTTGGCGGCAAAGTTTTTACAGAGGAAGTTTATGCCACTTCACATCGTGACGCAAGAGAAACAGCAACAGCACGTAATCCTACTGCAAAAGTGATAGGAGTCAATCCAATCGTGGGAAGTTAGCATCATTTAGTGATTTTTCCATATCGGGAGTTGCGGGGATGACGTAACACCCGTTTCAAACGAAAATATTGAAAAATCAGTTTACATCATCCCCAGATCCCTTGCCACCGCTGGTGGACAGTTGGCGAAGTGTCCACTATTCCCCCACAGGGCACCAAAATCGTGTATATTAAAAGGGTCAAAGAAACGGATTCAAATCGATGCAACTCACTGCAAACGGCGCTCACATGGTTGTTGACTTCTACCCCGTCAAGTATTCTGATGGAACTATCAGCGAGCGCCTAATGTATAAGACGGTTACATTCTGCGACCGTGTGCAATCTAAGTCCTACATTAACACAGAATCGTTTAAAAAAGAGGTTGAGAATCGTATCGAAGGTTATAAGTATGAAGTGACTGATATGCACCTAGAACCACAACTTTTCAACTCTGCACTGATTCAAACTCGCTGGTGATTTATGTCACTAATCAAATCCTATCTTCACACTCTTGAAATGAACAATCAACTTGAAATGCTATCACAAAGAGAACAACTAATGTGGGACATTGATGGAATTGTAGAGGAGTTTGCGTGTAATAATAACATTAACGAAGATGATATGGAAGATTTAATTCGCACACTATGTGATACTGTCTGCAAAAACTTCCCCACTAACTAACATCATGCCAACTGACTTCCCTATCTACAAAAAACAACTCCCACAAGTATGGTTAGAGGATGGTAAGTTCATCATCGAATCAGACTCGTTTAGTTATGTGATTGCAGATGATTTAAAACTCTTGTTTAAACTATGCAGAAGATTTAAGTCTGATGCAATCGCACAAACCTACGCTACTAACTAACATCATGCTCAAAACACAACTACTCAAAGTCGTCGGTGAAACTTCAAAGAAAATTGATTCTAACCTAACACGATTGGAAAAGTTTGAA